AACAGCGTAACGGCCGGGCAGTTGATCGAAGCCAATGCACAAATCGAAACATTGACCGCAGAGAACGAAGCGTTTCGAGCGGCTAACGACGAAGGTGCGTCAATCGTGACAGGCTTGAATCAACAGATTGAAACGTTGACGGCCGAACTTGCGGCCGAAAAAGAAGCACACGCGAAAACTCAGGCGGCATTGACCGCTGCAACCGCATAACAACAAGGCGACCCGTCATGGAAAATCTAAAGTTAGTGCTTGAGCACAGCCCGTATAAACCGCGTACGGCCAAAGTGTTGACCCCGGCTGTGTACGAAGCGGCCCAAGTCGAATTAGACAACTTGGAAAAAGACGCAACCGCGTACCGGCGACTGATCGATACCGGCGAAATAACGCGGGGCGATTGGTTTCCTAAGTACGTATTGGACCTTGAAGCCGACGCCCAACGATTCCAGGGGTTGCGGTTGATCATGCTCGAACATAACGAAGCGTTACAAGAAAAGTTCTTTGATGTTTTGGAACAAGTTGTGCCGCTTGACCCCGACGCACTGCCGACGCCGGAACAACTGAATGTAGGAATTGATGTTGCGTTGTTCGAATGTGCAAAACTTCGTCGGCAATGTAAAGGTGTCAATTGCACGTCGGACGGCAAGACGCAGCATTCAACCGAGTGCGATCAAGCATGCCGCGATGCAGACCGTTAAGCCGCGGGCGCGACAGCTTGGGTCGCAATGGTTCGTTTTTGGAAACGGTATAACCGGTTATGACGAAGCGTCACTAGACGCAGCATATGAAAATTGGTGTCAGCTCGTCATGAAACAGTTGTGCAACCCGAAGCCGTGATATAGTGGCGACTCTTTACCGTTAATAACACTTTGGAGAAATCCCCATGATGAAAAGTATTCGACTGACGATGATCGCGATGGGCGTAATGGGTTTGGCAATGTCCGACGTTTCCGGTGCGACCGATCCGGCGCCCGCAACCACTGTCGTAACGCCGGCAACTCCCGTTGCGGTCGACCTGACCGACGTAAAAACGGAGCACGTCAGCTTGCTTGAACGTTTCGTCGCATTGCTCAAGCGCGACGAACAATGGATTGTCGACAACATCGAAGCCGGCGTTACGGCGCTTGAAGGGATGTTCGAACCGAAGCCCGAAGTACCCGCGCAAGGCACCAGTAGCTAAACACCAGCGTCGACGATTGAAGGAAACGGCCCGTATGTTGCATACGGGCCGTTTTTATTTGTACGGAACGTTATTAACGGTTTATACTTAGCGGACCAATCTAACCGGGAATGACAAATGCAAGACGATGTAGCGCGGGACAGAAATATGCCGGAGTGTCCACCGCCGGCCGCACCGGATCATAGGGACCGTCACATTGAGTTTCTTAGCCGCAACGTTGAATACTGGCAAAACAACTACAACCAACTCAATGCGGCGTTCGCTGAATACGTCGAACATGCGCAAGCCATGCGACCGGTGGTGTTACGGCGCGATTCGTTGCCATTGGTCTATGAGATCTACCGCGATCAGACCGGGCAATATAGCACCGTCGACAAGGCCGGATATGACGCCTGGGACGGCCCGAAACGGATCAGTATTACCTTGGAGTCACAATGATGAGCATTAAATTTCTAGCGCGCTATCGCATCCAAATAACCATTGCCGAAGTGCGAGAACCCGCACGCGTAGGTAAGCCCGTCGAGCACATATATGTGGCTGGCATGGAATGCGATATTACATTTCGTCTTCTCGAAATTTTGCGATGCCACCGTGAGGGAATTGACCAAGATTCGCACGTCCATCGAGTGTTGACGTCCGGCACTATGACAATAATCAGCCAATTATCGCGAATACTTACAACGCACGTGCGGGAGACGTTCAAATGATCGATTACGAAGAGTTCAAAGAGCAACGCGACGACTTGCGCCGACAGTTGCGCGAATGGATCGCGGCGAAGTCCCTGGATAGGTCGGATCGTGGTGCGGCTGTACGGGCAGCACATCGTAAATATTTATTGGCACGTCAGGCAATTAACGGACGTGCCGGACAAGCACGGGATACTTGGCAAAGTTGTTACTCTGTGGAACGTTATGGGCAAGCGTCAGAGCAACGCCGGATTCGATATTTAACAAAAGCTCAGTTACCTGGATTAATTACAGCATTGACAAGCCCGCGCAAGATTGATCAGTTGATAGGCAACGGAGGTTGGGATGAAACTCGATGAATTGATCCGTTATGACGTAGCACCCGGCACGCTTAGCGAACCGACGCCTAACGGTGCATTCGTCGCGTATGCGCAAGTTGTATGGTTGATGGCTAAACAGACCGAGACTATCGACGTTTTGCAGCGACGGCTTACGGAACAACAAGATGCGTCGCGCAAGATCATTGAGAACATGGGTCAACTATTGACTCGCAAAGATGACATGATCGAAGCAGCGGCGAAAGCGTTGGGTTATTTCGAAGATTGACAAACCGTCAATAGTGAACTATTCTTGAATCACTAACCAAACGGAGCAAGCGAAATGCCGCGATTCAATAATACCGAGCTAACCCCTGAAACGATTCAGGCTACACGCGAGTGGTTTGCAGCGAATGCTCAGGCATGTATTGATGAGGTAAAATCCGGTGCGGTACATGTGAACGACCGCACCGCTTATTTCGCGTGGCGTGAGCAAATGGCTAAAGATTCGTTGGCCGGACGTAGCGACAATAACCTGACGTTCCTACAACGCGCCTACACGATTCAAACCGGTGACTGTGTAGCGCTGCTACCTTAACCAACCGCCCCACTTCGTACCAAGCCCGCAACGTTGCGGGCTTTTTATTTGCTTTACAAACCGTCAATAGTGCCCTAGAATCCAAACCATCAACTAACCGGGGCTATATCATGACAATGTTCGATACCATCAACAGCGTACTTGCCGGGCTTATGATTCTTGCGGTTATTTGGGAGGGGCTGAAATGAATGTAAATGCGCTCGTAGCGCTCTATTGTGATGCGCTCGATCCGACGCCGAATGTGTCAAATGTGAGCACGTTGGCTTGGACACTTATCAAAATGCGCAATAACGAATTGTTTGTGAGTTTGCCACGTGTGCAAGCGGACGTTTGCCGGCGCATTGCATCCCATTTGATCGCTGGTGACTATTGATGGACGCGACCCATTACGAGTATTTGGACTATCCCAAACACACGCCCCCACTAATCGGACTGTATTTGTGTAAGGTTAGCGCCACGGGTGGTTATTGCTACATGTGGCGCGAATGGACCGGCGAGTATTTCAATTTTGGACCGGAACATACGCTGTGCGTTTTGTCTTGGGCGCATTACCCGGATATCGCGGGCGACTGTGAGAATGCATTAGCTAGGGCAAGGTGCGCAAAATGATATACATCCACAACTATTGGAATTTAGGGCGCTCGATAATGGTTCATGATTGGATCATTGACGACTTTGGTAATGTGATTCACTTTTTGCAAGACGATGGTGCATCGTCTGAGGCTTGGATTGCGGCGTGTCGCTTTCTTGACGAAGCGGAACTAGGGGTACATTGAAATGAGGGTCTACCTAGAGGTCAATTTTGCTGAGGACGTAACGCCTGTTGAAATGGCGTTTGGTTTGCAGGGTGCGACAAACAAAGCGTTCGACTACATTCGCGCAACACCGCACGACGTGTTGCGCGTTGAAGACCCGGCCGATTTGAAATACAGTGTGCCGCCCGTAACTAGCGCATGGTTAAGGCGTATGTCATGAACGCCCGCCAACGTCGCAAGCATCGCCGGGCACAACCACGCATCAAGTGGCGCGACTACGTAGAGGTCAAATGCGGGCCGTTGACTATAGCGCCCGCACCCTGGAAACTTAACCCAATGTTTCTCTTTCCAAAGGTGTTGCGCGATGTTGGACCATAACCACAGCGGTATGTCGTTAAATCGACTTATTGAGCATCACAGCAAAACGTCGGATGTATGGTTAAAACTTGCGAAACGCATAGTCCCGGACACGGTACATCTTGTTGCGCGTAGGGAGCGATATTTCGAGAAAGCCGAATTTCATGCTAGTGCAGTACATCTGCTACAAATGCTTAGGGCCGAATTTAGTTTGCAAAACCGTCAATAGTGATTTATAGTCTGATGCACAAACCCAAACTTTGGATGACAAAATGAAAACTTGGATCAGTGACGAAAACGGCAATCGTTGTTCCGTTGAATATTTTGGTAGCGAAGAGGCGGCGAAAGCAGCATTAGCAAGTTTAGTAAACTGCTCGTACTGCTCGTACTGCTCGCGCTGCTCGTACTGCTCGTACTGCTCGGACTGCTCGCGCTGCTCGTACTGCTCGAACTGCTCGCGCTGCTCGCGCTGCTCGTACTGCTCGGACTGCTCGTACTGCTCGGACTGCTCGCGCTGCTCGTACTGCTCGTACTGCTCGGACTGCTCGTACTGCTCGCGCTGCTCGTACTGCTCGAACTGCTCGTACTGCTCGCGCTGCTCGTACTGCTCGCGCTGCTCGTACTGCTCGGACTGCTCGGACTGCTCGCGCTGCAAAAATAAGCACGTGCCTGTTGTCGATTCGAAAGTACCAACCGTGCCGATAATTCCCGACATCCATAAGCGCATTTATGAACGTGTGTCGCAACCCAGTGCACTCGACATGGGCACTTGGCATACTTGCGAAACGACGCATTGTCGGGCCGGATGGGTTGTACATGAGGCAGGCGAAGCGGGCTATGCACTTGAGAAGTTTTTCAATACGGAACTGGCGGCAATGCTGATATATCGTGAAAGCGGCTATCAGATTAACCCGGCGCGGTTCTTTGATGGCGCCGACGAAGCAATGGCCGATATGAAAGCATTGGCCGACGTCCAGTAAGCCCACAACACCCCGCGTAGTACCATAAGGCCAGATTCCACATCTGGCCTTTTTCATGCCCTACCCGTACGAACACGACTTTAAAAACCCCGATTACCCGCGTGTATTTCAGTGGCGCATCGATAAGTTGACCGCTATCCGCGCCGATCCGCAGTTAGCGGCGATGCTGCGCACGCACTACGCGGCGAACCCTATCGACTTTATCGAAGACTGGGGAACTACGTTCGACCCACGTAACGTCGGTACGTCACAGCCAGCATTGCTACCGTTAATACTGTTCCCGCGGCAACGCGAGTTTCTTCAATGGGTGCTTGATCGGTGGAAAGCCGAAGAGTTCGCGCTATCGGACAAATCGCGAGATATGGGCCTATCTTGGATGATGGTGTCATTGTTTAGCGCACTGGCGTTATTCAACGACGGTTTCACGGCCGGCTTCGGATCGCGTAAGGAAATCCTAGTTGATCGAGCGGGCGACCCGGATTGTCTGTTTTTCAAAATACGCATGTTCTTATCGAATGTGCCCAAGGAATTCCGCGGCGATTGGAAAGTTGGCGGACGTGATTGCGATAAGCATATGTTGATCACCATTCCGCAAACAGGCGCAATTATCCGCGGCGAGGCGGGCGACAATATTGGTCGCGGTGGGCGCGCATCAATGTACTGTCGTGACGAAGCGGCATTTATCGAACGGCCGCATTTGAGCGACGCGGCACTATCGCAAAACACGCGCTGTTTGATCGATATCAGTTCGGTCAATGGTCTAGATAACCCATTTGCCGACAAGCGGCACTCGTGGCCCGCACATCGCGTATTTACGTTCTCGTGGCGCGACGACCCGCGCAAGGATGAAATTTGGTACGCGAAGCAAAAAGAGAATTTGAATCCAATCATCGTTGCACAGGAAATTGACCTTGATTACAGCGCGTCTAAGTCTGGTGTGGT